GCGCCTCGCACACGTAGTCGAAGTTGGCCTGCACCTTGTCGGCACGGGCACGCAGGCCAGCCACAAGACGGTCACGCTTGGCTGTGTCGATTTGGACGCCGCGCCGCATCATGGTCATGATGGGACCCAGCATCAGTTCGCTGTATTCGTAGGTGGTCTTGGCCCAAGCAGGCAGAAGGCCCTCGTCGTAGATTTCCTTGAGGGCCATGGTCTGCATGGTATCGCTGGCATTATAGACAATCTCCTGATTTTCAGGAGTTATCTGCAAGCCTTGGGTCTGGATCGTTCGCAAAGTTCAACCTCGCATATTTACCGTGGAGTTGTTTTGCTTTGGCATCCCGCGCGCGGGCAGCCTCTTCTGCCGTATCGAAGTATCCTAGATACTCTCGCTTTCCTTGGCAATTCACATATGCCATGTACTTACCATACCACTTTAGGTAGCTTACGCCCCGGTACTTGGAATGGACCTTTCGCGGATTTCTTTCCGGGTCGAAGTTAGCTTTCTGTAAATTCTGCGCCATCGTAACGGGCTGTAAGTTGCTCCGGCAGTTGTTCAGCCCGTTGCCATCCACATGGTCTATTAACGGATCTTTTTTAGTAAAGCCCAGTATCAGACGGTGCATCTTAACTACGCGCTCCCCCGTTCTGGTGCGAGGCAGTTTCATTCCGTAAGCATAGCTCAAACGGTCTGTCTGTGTAGGAAAGTGTTCCCACCACACATAGCCTTTGACAAGGGGATAGTCAGCCTCGTCCACATAGGCAACGCGGTCACTGTTCGTCAGCTTGATTTCGATAGGCATGGTGCCCTCCCTTCAAGCCGGCATTATAACAGGCCGCAGGTTAAAATGCAAGTGACCTGTTGTAGACGATCTCCTGATTCTCAGGAGTCGGGGTCATGTCGGTGATTGTTCGCACTGACGTTACCTTTCAGGAAGGTGTCTCGCATACGGGACAGGACATGCAGCGTCAAGGGTGGCCCCTCGTATGCCTTGAAGAAGTTGCGGACCCTGCTCGGCTCGATGTCGGCAGCCAGACAAACCTCGTCGAAGTTCTGTGCTGTCGTGCCGTACTCGACCGAAAGCCAGGCTCTGGCCTGCCGCTTGTGAGCCGCTGCCACTGGCGAGTGTGGTATTGCCGTGGCATCGATCAGCGCCTGAATAATTACGCTAGCCCACAGGCGGCGCAGGGCCGCATCATCTTCGCTCATGTCAGGCTGTCTGCTCTGCCAGCGCCTGTTCGTAACGAGCATCGTCCCGAGAAGTATTCAGATCGTCGATCACAAACAAATAGAACTCCGGCACAGTCATGCCGGCCGCCGCTTCAAGCTCGCGGTGCAGCTTGTTGGTGTTGCTGTTGCGGGTAGCTTCGCGCAGCCATTCCATCAGAACCTGCTGCATCTTGTAGCGGGCGCTAGCCGTGAGGCCATCAGCCTCGAAGTTGGCCCGAAACGAAACTGCAATCTCAGCCATTACTCTCTCCTGTGCGGGCGTCAATCGACGGAGCCGCTTTTGTTGAAGTCCTTCTTGGCCTTGGTCCGCAGATGCTTCCACGCCCGGGTCGGAATGTGGAGGGAAGCTAGGAAACCCAGCGACTTCTCCCATTCCGGTTGCCATGCGTGGTGCCGAAGCATCGTGTCGAAGATCGGGCCACGAGGTCGTATACTATAGGCGTCGAGGTAGGTCAAGTCATAGGTCGCGTTGTGGAAACCCCACGCCAGATCCTTGCGGGCTGCGAGGAAGCGAAGCCACAGCCAGATATCCAGTTCGTCCTGCTCGGACCACGTCGAACGGTAGGCCCGGTCTTCCAGTTGCACGTACAGGCAGCAGGCTGACGAGGTCGAGACCGAGAACTCCGTGATACGGCAGGACTTGTTGGTCTCCACGTCGAAGACGATCTGGTCGCCGATGTGTTGCGTCGAGAACGCGTACAGATCAGCGATGTTGTCAGGCAGGTAGATGGTCCGGGGCTTATCGACGAACCGCTGCTTGGCCTTGCGCATAGCCGAGACTACGACGGGCCGCTCGCTCCAAGCCATGCGCGCGTACAGGTAGGGCGCGTAGGTCGGCACCACCTGCAACCCCTCGACGGCAGGGCTGTCCACGTGGGTGCCCCGGAAGGTGTCGATCTTGCACTCGCCAGTCAGGCAGAACATGGCATGCGGACCCAGCGTCAGCACCATATCGTAGCCCTTCAGCGCAGCCACCAGCTTGTCGCGCGCAGCTTGGGCGGCAGGGATCAGTTCCCCGCCAACCTTGCCACCGACGAACAGGCTGGGCCACTTCGCCACGTAGGTGGGGTAGGCTACCCGGATGACATCAGGTTTGAAGTCGGCCAGCTTCATCAGTTCGCTGGTGACCTGCCACTCCCACTCCGACATGACGTTGCCGTCAGCCGCATCGATGGACGGCCAGTCAACGACTAGTGCTGTCTTCATCGAAGGGAAGCTCCAACTGGATGGGCACAATCACAACTTGGGTGCGGCGATCTGTTGCGGAGGTCGAGACGGGCGCCTCGATGCCATGCTCCTGCCGCCACTTCTCGCGCTCGATCTCCAGCTTCGCAGCCGCACTGTAGTTCCTACACATCCGACACCTTCCGCACAAGCGCGCCAACAAGATCCACACGAGGCTTGCCATGGTAGGTAAGCAAGCGGTTCACTGCGCCCAACACTTCAATGCAGTCTTGGATGCAACCCCAGTCTTCGCCGCGAACATCATCGCCAAGGTTGGGGCGCTCCAAGGCAATGGCGTGAACTTGCGTATCGGCCACTTCATACAGCCACTTGATAGCCAGTTCGTCGAGAAGGTCGCCCTCAATCTGGATGATAGCCATATCATCGCTCCCTGTAGAAAACGAGTTCGCCGATTCTAGCAGTCCGTTCCAGATGTGACCAGCGCCGGACGCTCGTGTCATGAAAGAAGATCGCGCCGTTCACCATGTCGATGTAGTCGAAGACGGCCACATAGGCTGCGACTTGGGCGATATGCCACGGGTGCGGATCACGAGGCCGGCGGGTTGCGTTGGTGCAGACCCACGTGAACTGGCAGCCGCGCGAGTCCCGCTGGAAGACTACGCCGCAAATGTCAGAGCGGAAACGACCATCCTCGACGCGGTTCAGGACAACTTGGGCGACCGCAACTTGGGCATTGAACGGCTGGTTTCGCGCTTCCCAGTACACTGCCTTCGCCAGACATTCCATCTGCCGGCTGGGGTTTGCTTGCGCCTTCAAGGGTAGCCAGCAGAGCAACAATGTCAGCGCGGCGAGCTTCCACCTCATGTTCGACTTCCTCTCTTGCCTTGCGAATGGCATGCCATGCCCGTGACAGTTCATCGCTTGAAGCGTAATCGTAGGGCGGCGCATGGGTGCCGACGAGTACAGCCTTGGCTACGGCCAGCAGCAGGTCGCGTTCGGCGTCAGTCATCGGACACTCCGAAGATCATGAAGCCAGCCATGATTACGGCCGCCGTCAAGATGATTATCTCGGGCCATGTCATGTGTCGGTCTCCATCTGCGCAGCCAGCATAGCATCGGCGCCGTGGGTCAGGCCGGCATCGCGCAGCATTTCCTCGGCCAACTTGACGGCAGCGAACAGGCGGTTGCGCTCGGACTGAAGCAGTTCCATCGAGGCGATGAGGCGGGACATATCCATAGCCGTGATGCGGCCGTCGTTCTTGGAGTGCATGTACAGGCGGCGGGCCTGCGCAACTGCGCTATCGGGCATCTTTCTTCTCCTGCCGCATAGCCTGGAAGTCCTCGATGGTGAGGGGAGCAGGCTCGCCGGCTGCCACGAGGATCTCGGTGACCCTGCGGCGAAGCTCGTGTGCGGGGGTGGTCTCAGTGTGGAAGACTTCGAGGATCACGTGAGTACCCTCCTGAAAGTGGAAAGGGGTAGACCGAAGCCTACCCCCTCCCCGTGCCGTTAGGCGGCCTTCTTGTTGTTCATGTACCAGTCGACCGAGTAGTAACGCTCGACCTTCAGGCGGGGCGTGTTCAGTGGCGTGCCGTCACGGTTGGAAGTCTCGTGCGACACGTTCACCACCACGTCGTTGCCGGGCAGAATGTCGGCGACTTCGCGGATCGTGTTGCCCACAACCTCGGGCGAGATACGGGCAAGGCGTTCCTGCACGTAACCGATAGTCTTCTCCGTGATCCACTGGGTGTCACGGAGGCGGCACTTCGGAAGCTCAACGCCCTCCATGTCCTCGTCGTGCATCGGCTCAACCATCGTGTAGGTCAGCTCGATACCCTGCGTACCGGAGTTCGCCTTGACGAACTTCACAGACTGGACCGTCACCAGATAGTCACCCGCCGGAGCCTGCCGGAAAGCCGGGCGCTCGGAAGCGGTTTCCGAAATGACGTGGTCGAACAAGTCCATAACATCTTCTCCATCGTGTTTTGTCCACCGTGGGACAAGGTTGTTTTACGGGAGGCCAGCCCCGCCGTCAAGCCTAATCATCCACTTCTTTCCAAAACTTTCGGTGGATGACATTCCAGATAACCCCCTGCGCTACGCCAAACATAGCGGACAGTTCACGCTGTGTCATAGACGAAGCTAGGCGGCGAATCTCGCGAACTTTTTCCGGGTCGAGCTTGGCTTTGTGGTGAGTTACACCTGCCGGTCCCTTCCTGCGACCCCTTTCATCCCGATCATTCGTGTTACGCTTGGCGCTTCCCCAGTACAAGTGAGCGGGGTTGCAGCACCTGGAGTTATCACAAGTATGACATGCATACAAGTCATTAGAGGGAGCCGGGCTATCCAGATGAAGTGCCACTCGATGACATTTGTATATGCTTCCCCCGATATTTACTTGTCCATAACCGGACTTGTTTACGCTGGCAATCCAAGGCCAACAAGCGTTTTTACCTCCTGTCTTGTCCACATTTTTCCAGAAGCGCGTCGCGTCAAAAGCGGGAATAGATTTGGCGGTAACCATATAGTAACTCCTGTTACAGATCAATTTGATCTGTATACCATGGTTACCGCCAAAATGCAAGTCACTTCATCTTCAGGTCCACGCCCAGCATGCTATGCTTCTCCTATCTCGAAGGCGCGGCGAAGCCTGTCTACAACATCGTCACATTTCTCGCGCACGACAATATAGTTGTCATGGCCGTAGTTGATCTCAGTCAAGCCTTCAGTTTTATGATGCGGCTTGGCTGTGTGGATGGACTTGGCATTGATGAAGATGACGTTCTGCGGAGCCTTGTCGAGGGTCTCGAACTCAAGCATGCACGGCATGTTACTTGCTCCCGGTCAGGCGATCAAGCATGGACGCGAGGTCGAAGTCCTCGACAGGCTTGATCAGGTTGGGTGCGGAGGATCGCAGCGAAGCCTTGTCGGTTGCGCTGGTCTTGAAGGAACGCTTGCCGTCGCGCCCCACTTCGAGGTGCCAGATGTCAGAGAAGTAGGTCTGCATCTTCTTCGAGAACTTCTCGCCCACGCCCACCGGAATGTCACGGGCCTTGCCCACGATCTTCCCTTGGTCGTCCTTCTCGCCGGTCTGCATGATGTGCGTCAGCACGATCACGGAGGCGCCGACCTTCGGGCCAGTGAGGTGATCGAGGATCGCACCGTAGTAGCGGCCCGCCACATTGTAGAGGGAGCGCAGGTCACGCTTGGTCTCGGGGTCTTCGTGCGCAGCCAGCAGCAGCATTTCACCAAGGAAGGTGCCGCTGTCGATCACGATGACATCCTTGGATGTCAGGTTGGCAATCGGACCAAGGTCTTCGGTCGGCGTCTTCCAATGCTCAAGGAGCTTGCAGAAGGTACGCATCGAGTCGACGGCCTGCTTCGGCGCAACGGACGTGCCCCCGAACAGGTTGGTGTTGGTGATCTTCGCGACCGCATAGGTCTGAAGGTACACGTCAGCAGCGCCCGGCTTCAGGTAGGACCCGATGACGCGGCTGTTGTTGTCGAAGTCGTGGATCAGCAGGCGATAGCCGGAGTTGGCAAGCTGCGCCAGGGCGCCGGTCTTGCCGGAGGCGGGCTCGCCGCAGATCAGGATGCGGGGCGGAAGCGCCGACGCTTCGAACTTAGCCATTGAAAAGACTCTCCTCTACGGAAGGGATGCGTTTGTTACGTGGATCTGTTTGCCATTGCGGGCACAGATGCGCCACCTGACACCAGTCTTGGCATCGAACAGCTTCACCCGGCCGGTACTCAACATACAACGAAGACGCTGTGCTGGCAAGCTGTTCCGCATCGATCGGATTATCGAAGACCCGGATCGCCTTGGCAGCACCCCGCTTATGGACAGCCCACTTGGCAGGCTTGGCCCACACGTCAGCCTCGGTGCAGGACGCAGGCTCTGCCGCCTGATGCAGACGCACACGCTCCTCGATGAAAGCGTCGGCCTGCTCCGGTGTCCAGAGCGGAACCTCCAGCCTGATGACGGGCGCCTGCGGATAGTCCTGTGACCGGCGGCTCTGGCTCTTGGACCAGTCACGCAGGATCGCAAGGATCGCAACCGCAGGAATGCTCATGCCCTTCTCGCGTTCCAGCATGCGCCTGTAGATGTTGGTCTGCTCGACCCACTCACGAGGGGGCTGGCCCGGCTTCACCTTGTAGGTGGAAGTCAGCTTGAAGTCCAGCAGTTCGCCTGTCGCCAGCAGCAGGTGGTCGACCTGGCCCTTCACCTTCCAGCCTGCGTACTCCGCATACAGGGTAGCCTCCACATAACGAAGGCGTCGCCATCCGCTGCACGCTCGATGATATGGTGCATCGACTGACCCTGCAACGAATAGATGCGGTCGCTCACATCCTCCTCAAGCTCGTGGTCATAGGCAAGACGCAGCCTGCGCATCTGCGGCGGGACCAGCAGTTCGGTCACCGAGATGTCGGCCTCGCCTTTCGTATACGAATCGTTGCTGACTGCGCGGACGATAGCCTCGGGCAGCCGCAGCTTATTGGTCAGCTTCATAGCTTGGCGTCCAGCAGATCGGCAGGAAGCGGGGCGGCGCCCTTCTTCTTGCGGGTTGCGGCGTTGGCCTTCTTGAGCTTGGCCGTGCCCTCGGCAATGGCTTCGTCGTCCTTGCGGGCCTTGCGGTTGCGCTCATTGATCTTGCGAAGCTCGGCCACGATGAAGTCGATGTCTTCCTGTGTCGTCTCCTCGGGATCTCGGGCAAAGACCTGCGCCCGCGTGAGCCGGTTCAGAACAGGAGGATTATCCACAGGAACAGCAGCAGGTGTATCAGTCGCATCGTCGCTCATCTTCATGTCTCCGGGATGGGAAGGGGAGAGCCGAAGCCCTCCCCCGATCCGTCAGTCCTTGTCGCCCAGCCAGAACAGGTAGTCACGATCCTCGTCGTCGAAGGGGGCATGCGTGTCCTCATAGAGGGGCTTGCCCTTGAAGATGTCGGCAGCGCCGGGCACCTCGAACATCACCTCATAGCTGGTGCAGCGCAGCTTCTGGTTACCGTAGTCAGAAGGCACCGACACCACGTGTGCCGGGTTGATCTTGACGGCGACCATCTTACCATCGCCTGACATGAAGTTCTTCGCGTACTCGTATGCGGCAGCGTGGAAGCCGTAGCTGCACGTCTTGTTCCGGTCGTCGTCCACATCGTGGCGTGCCATGACATGGATGTTGCCGGGCGAGTTGTCGAAGGTGCCGGAGTGCTTATCCTTGAAGTCGGAGCGCACCGCCTTGTATGCCAGGAAGTGGCCGTCCGGCGTGATCGGCAGGTCGGCAGCTTCGAGGAACAAGAACAGTTCGCTGCGGCTAGTCATGGACGGGTTGGCCATGAGGTTGTCGAGGAACCGGCAGTAGTGTTCGATGGGCAGGCCATTGCGCAGGAACACCACCATCTTGTCGGCGAGGTAGCCGCTGATGGGCTGGCCCTTGAAGGTAACGCCGGCCTCAGTCACGGTGACGTTGCCTTCAGTCACCTTGTTGACGAAGGATGCGATGGAGGCCAGTTCGATAGCCGTGTCGAAGTCGCGCGCCTTGATGGCCTCGACCACCGCAGCGAAGTTGACGTGCGACGAGTCGAGCGTGATCGGTGCCAGCCCGAACGGGAACAGGGACACCGAGTCGGAAGCGAGGATGAACGGAACCATTGCTGACATCTCCTTCTGGATCAGCGGTTTACGTATTCACGGACAGCGTCAACGTCGAGCTTACCTGCCCCGTCAACGTAAGCGAGCAGCGGGTGCTGCTTCAAGAAACCCTCGACAGCTTGCAGCACATTGCTCTTGATTGCAAGCGTATCCTCGATCTGCTTCCACTGTGCAGGCGACAACACCTCCTGCAACGTGGCAGCATCCAGCCTGCGAACACGCTGGCCAAGCTGGGTGCCAGCCTTCAAATACAAGGCGAAGTGAGGCTGAAGGGCAGCGTGAACAGGGGCGAAGCCCTTCCACATTGCGCCTGCATTCGCGTCCTCCATGCCGACCCGCACGAGACTGCGGCGCAGGCCAGACAGTTCGGAAAGAAGGTAATGGATGGCAGTCTGGCGCTCGCCTTCGAGGAGAGCCGGCATGTCCACCATGTTCTGGAGGTAGTCGGTATCCAGTTCCTGCCAGCCGTTGGCAGCCAACGCCTTGAGCAGCTTGCCATTCGGAGCCAGCTTGCTGGAGGGCAGGCCGATGACACGCGCCGGAGCAATCGCCTGCTGCGTCAACAGACAGGCCGCCACATACAGAAGCTTGGAGTGGATGGGCCTGCCATCAGCGAAGCGGACGTACACACCGCCGCCCGACAGGTCGAGCGTGTCCCGTACCAGCGTGTAGCTGTAGTTGTGATCACGCATCGATACGTCATAGAACTGGGTGGCCGGGACACGGGTAGATGCGGACGTGACAGGCGGCGGGGCAGTCAGCGCCGTGTCGATATTCACGGGGACCGGCATGCCGATCTCGGCACACTTATCCACAAGCTCCTGATACGGGATGCCCGACACCACCTGCAACCGCACGTCATTTCGCTTGCCACCCTGCAAGTAGTGGTGGCGAAGCTTGCGGAAGGTCGCAGCCGTGACCCGCTCAGTCCACATGATCAGGCGCACCACGGTCTCATACTTGGGGAAGGCATGCTCGAAGACCGGATCAGTTTCGGGGTAGGAATCCCGCCGGAAGGTGGACCAGTGGCCGGGCTTCACATAGTCGAAGGCTTGCGCCGGCTTGGTGAAGGCGGTGTGCAGCTTGAAGCTAACCGTCTCGGGCACGGGCTTCCCATTCCAGCGCGGCTTCACAATATCCCTGAGCCGTCCGAACAGGAGGGACAGGGAGTGTTCGCCCCGGCCGTGCACACGTTCACGGGCTGCGGCCAGGCTTGGGCTGGCAGAGATTTCCTTCTCCAGCTTGACCGTGATCTCACGGCCGATCTGCACCAGCTTGTCTGCCAGATACTTGTTGGTAGCCGCATCATAAGACAGCGTCTCGCGAGAGGGGCTGATGGACACGCTGCCCATCGGCACCCGAATGACAAGCCTGATCTTGCCCAGCAGTTGCAGGATAAGACCGGGCAGCCCCGTGATGGCTGTCTCGTTCAGGTGGTAGGGCACATTGCCCATGACCAGCGTGTTCTGATGCACGTGCTTGAAGATAGCCCAGCCCGGCGCCCCGCCCACCTCATAGTCGGACGTGAGCAGCAGGTCGTCGGAAAGGAAGCTGCCATCCAAGATATCGGAGGGAGTGACGGCAGGTGTCTCGGGCCACCAGCGGAACAGCGAGCGCGCCTGCGTATGCCAGCCCACGATGGAGGCGGAGCGGGCAGTCAGGGGCACGCGCACTTCGAAGCCGGTCTGAGAGCCGCAAGGTTCCTTGCCCACCGCATTGACCTGCGGCATGCCGTCCTGCTTGTAGCAGGCATAGGTGGACTTGAACCCACCGTGCCACGAGGTGACGGTGAACTGGTCGGCCACGGCGAAGGGGGACTTGGAGCCGAGACCAAAGCCGCCGATCTGGCTGTTGTCCTGATCCTTAGTGGATCGGAAGTAGGTCGTATACAGGGACAGCACATCCTCGTCGGACAGGCCGGACCCGTAGTCGCGCACCCAGAACACCGGCTCCATGTAGGTGGGCAGGTGGACTTGGATGGTGCTAATCGGCAGGCCAGCCGCCGTGTGTGCATCCACTGCGTTGCACGTGATCTCGCGGATCACCGCAAGGGTCTTGTTCTGGTACAGGTTGGAGGACAGAACCTCGAACGCCTTGACACTGGCCGCAATGGTGAATGCGCCGCCGCTGCCAAGGCCGCCGGCCTCCCCAGTCTCCCGCTCTCGCATCATAAGCATGTGATCAGCCTTTCTTTGCTCGTGTGTTATGCACAAAGTTGTGCGCTGACTTCATCGAGGAGGCGATCCTGACCAGTTCCCACCGGGCAGGCCGCTCCCCGTAGACAGGTGCCCACACTTTCACGGTGCCGTCAAGCTGCCGGACCATGACGCACCCGAGATAATACTTACGGGCCTTGACGCCCGCCTTCAGTGGATGACGGAGACGGATGCCTCCACCAGCGACAACGCCATCCATTCGAGTGCCTCCTCATACATCGGCTTGTAGAGTTCCTGAAAGAGACGAAGCTGCTCGTCGTTCAGATGCAGCCCATCCACCTCGGCGCTGACCAAGGCCACCTGTTCGAGTGCGATCAGGGCCTCGCCATCCTGCACCCACTCCCGCCACACAGCGACGGCGGTACCATTGACATCGTGTTCGGTACCATCATGCAGGCGCAGCGGAAAGGACACCTGCAAGGCTTGCGTCCTAGTCACAAGATGTCCTCCCTGTTGGGCAGCCCCTGACAGGCCCGCACCACGGACAGAAGCTGGCGGGCCACCGCTGCCTGCTTGGAGACGGCCACCCTGTAGTCGAGGGCGGTGCCACTCTTTTGCAGGCGAGCGTAGTCATGGCCGATGTCCACCAGCAACTGCTCGATCTCAGGCTTCAGCTTTCGGAACGGGTCAAGCTCCCATTCCAAGATCTGATTCAGGTCAGCTTTCTTTCTGCGTGGCATGCTTGCCTCCTCACCACAGGCGCCAGAGCTTGCGGCCCCAGCGCAGATACATCCAGCCCAGTGCGCCCCTCCTAAGCCGGGGCACCACAAAGAAGGGGCGCTCGCCCATGTCAGCCTCCCTTGCTCAAAAGGTATACAACCAGGATGCCACCGCCAATGGCAGCGATGGCCACCTCCAGCAGCAGATACGTGACAATGCCTTCCATGTCAGGCCACCTTGCGGAAGTAGGCAGAGTAGCGGCGGCCCAGCAGCAGGTCACCCTCGGGGCTAGCCGCAATCGAGACCACCTTGCGGGGCAGGCGCGCCCGGGGAACCTTGCCCAGCCACGTGCCACGCTCGCTGGTCACCCGGAATTCCACCATGTCCACGTCGCCAAGGCGGCGCAGGTCGAACACCCATGCCTGCATGCGGGGCGTCACCTGCCAATGGTAGCCGGACTTCATGCTGGCGATATGCACGCCGCTCGAAACCCGGTGCGTGGCACGGTGCTGCCACACGTAGTTGTAGTGGGTGATCACGGAAGAAACATGCTTGACCATGACTGATCTCCTGTTGGGTTGAAGTAAAGTGATCCGGTCCCTGCATTACCGCCACACTTCCACACCCCGTCGCAATGGGTGCGCGTGACCGCCAACGGTTTGCCCATACCCCGCACGCATGTATCCGACTCTAGGAGTCATGCGGGGCTAGAGATGCAGAGTAGATACGCCAGCCGGATCATCCAGCGTTGAAAGCGGGGTCACCTCCTAGATAAATTGTGAAAGCCGGGATTGGCCTTCGCTATGCAAGCCCCAATGCCAGAGCTTGCAGGTGCGAGGGTCAAGCGCCCTGATGGTTGGGCGGCAACGTGTTGAAGGCTATCTCCTCCTCACGCACGGTGTCAAGGTAGATTGCGAAGGCTTGCCGGCGCTCATGCCCCAGTGATGCGATGAAATTCAGGGTGACCAGCAGCATGCTGGAAGTGTCCCAGCCTAGCTCGTCGGCCACCGCTTGCAGCGTTAGCTGCGGATCACGTTCGATCATCTGCTTCCCTCCTTCATGTATGGGGCAGGCCGTAAGGCCCCCGCCAAGTTGAATTCCTACGCAACACGTGGCAAGATGTAGTCTCCTGATACTATGCCACCCGTCTGTGCTTCTAGCTGGGTGGCATTCGGCGTGTCAAGATACTTTCTCACCGGGTTCTCGGCGCCTTTCTCACCACAAAAAACCCAACAAAATCAAGGACTTACTGTCGATCGGTGAGGGAGTGAGGAAGGCGAGCACCCTATTCTCCTCTTAAGAAAGAAGAAGATATAGAAAAAGGTTGGGCACGCTGCTCACTTCCTCACCCCGCCGGCTAAGTCATTGATATCATTAGACATTTCCGGTGAGCGCCTCGCTTCTAGCCGCCGTGCCCTTGCTCTCTTTTCACCCGCCTCCCGCAGCAGCATCAGGATGCGCGTCTTGATGGCACGGGCATCCTTCGGCTTGGCATGCGACAGCACCACGTGCAGCGCCTCCACCTCCTTCCGATTACACTCGGCCTCCGCTCGCAGCCGGGCCGCTATCCGCGCAGGCTTTTGGTGCGCCTCCCACGCTATTCGCAACCCCTGCCAGCCCCACGAATCGTGCATGGCGATGTTCTCCTTACGTTCCTCACGGCTTGAGCGCGGCACGCGCAGCCCTGATGCAGCCTCTAGATATGAATATTTCCTCTTTCGAAGAATCGTTTTCCACACTGTCCCAGTCCGGATCAGAACGAATGTTTGCGGCGGCATCTTCCCCTAAGTCATCGGGCCAGAGAAACAGCCCTGCAAACGGGCGCAGTGCTGCTCGCAATCGTTCAATTTCATCGGCAGCCTCGTCGCCGATTGACACGTCGCCATGTTCCCAACGAGAAAGCCCTCGTAATTGCTGTATAAGACTGTTCATCATCCCTACTCTCCCCTGTAGACGTCGAGGAAGCGGCGCTTCACGAGGCCCCCGCTTGGCAGGCGTTCCGCTGGTTCGCCGATCTCGCGCACAATTTCTTTTGCGAGAGCTTCCAACGTGTCGCACCATGCGTGAACCATCTCAGGATCGGACCCAGCATCGCCCCAGTAGCGATCCAGCAGCATCTCCACCTGCTCGGCGGCATGGTGCGCGTAGCGCATCGCCTCAGACGCATCATCGCTTGCATGTTCGGACATGGTTCTAGCTCCTTACCACACGCCGCAGGCTTCGAGGGTGGCGCGATCGGCATCGAATTTGATGCGCTCCGCTTTGGGCATGGCATCGAAATGTGCCTGCACCTCGGCGAAGATGGCGCGCTGCGCCTCATCCATCATGATCAGCGCGAAGATGCTAGCCTTGAACGGGTTGACGGACAGCATGGCACCCTGCCACGCGGCGCAGGCATGCGTGTTGGATTTAGGGGCGGAGCGCAGGAGCTTGCCCTTGTTCGGGCCACGGGTGGAGAGGGCGGCGGCAAGCGCGGCTTGCGCGGTAGCTGAGAGGGACATAGGGCGAAACCTTATGCTGAGAGGTTGCGAGCGGAGCCTAGACGGCTTCCAGTTGCAGTTGCAAGTTACGGATTTGTGAAGAAAGCGCAATGCGCTGTTCGTCGCGGTATGCCTCGGCGGCTTCGCGCGTGGCGAACCATGACCGGCGCGCGGAACCGATTGCGAAATCGCAATAGTATCCGGGCGGTTCATACCACACGCCGCCATGGGCGCACCCGACAATTCGGCCAGCGATGGACATAGGGAAGGTTCCTCTATGCTAGGGGTTGCAGGTTAGTGGCGAGGATAGGCGACCTCGGCGACCTCATGGGACCAACAGGCGCGGCACGGACCACACTTGCCGCCTTGCGTGTAGGCAGGGCACACATGGGCGCCAGCACGCGGAGGCGCCTTGTCATAGACGCTAGACGTGAGAGGCCACTTGTCGGTCGGCGCCTCGTCAATGCTATAGCCCGACATGCGCACTGTCAGGTTATCGGGGATGATGCCGCCCGTGGCCACGTAGACAAGCCACATGCGCAATTCCTTAGACGGAATCCAATGTTGGATTTCGGGGGTTTGCCGGGCCACTTCGCAGATGGCGGCAATGTGCGCTTGCCCTTGCACGTCGCCCGCGTCATGCCAGCGATGCCAGCCCGGATCGGTGATGCTGGAATGCACCTTGCCCCCGTCTAGGCCATGCGCCTTGCGCAGCATTGACACCATGGCCGGTACCCAACGCGGATGTTCGATTGCGGCAAGGCGGGTTGCCTGCGCCTTTTTCACGGAAGGATATTGATAGTTGGCCTTGAGCGCGTAGCAATCGCTGCACACGGTATCCGGCACGGCGTGAAGCTTGGCACCCGTGATGCAAGCTTGCGCAGGCAGGCCATACGCGGTTCCGGGCATCTTGGATGGGAAGCCTAGCGAGCCGGCGATATCGGCGGCAGCCTTGGCCGTCATCATGTGGGACATAGGGCAGAGCCTTATGCTATGGTTGCGAGTCGAGTGCTAGCACTCGGGAAACCGGGTGGCAACCCACCCGGAAGCCGGAATGTTAGGCGTTGGATTGCGGCATGTCATGCCATATGCGCGTGACCAATTCAGAAGATAGGGCAAGCCTACGCGCGGAATCTTCCAGCGCATCGCTTCGCGCGAGGGTATTGGATACGGTTTTAAGCCACCGGACGGAAGCGGAAGATATCGCGGCGGGGTTGTCCGCAACGCGGCGGGCTTCAGTTAGGGACATAGGGCAGAACCTTATGCGAGGGGTTGTTTCTAATGTGCTGCAATTTCGGAAACCCCATGGCTTTCCATGGGGAAACCGGAATAGCAGTGCCCTATTTCTAAGCCATGCGCCGGGCATCAGCGCATACGTTTGTTACATGGGCGCGGGTTCGTTCCCGCCTTGTCTCGCCTAGCGTTATCCGTGTTCGGCACCACCATGTTAGCGTGCAAGGCTAACACAATGCCTGTCTTATCTACAGGCCCGGACCTACTAGGCGACCAGTCCATGTTCTGTGGGGTTCTCTCGATAGGTCCCCCACTACCACCACCTTCATCTACCAGCGCGGATTGTCGGGCCGCGCAAGGGAAGGCTCCACGATTCACAGTTTTAAAGAGCGGCGGGAGCGGGTCCCTAGCGGCGGCGGGTTTCGCTTCCCGTTCGCCGATGGCCAATAGGTATCCCGGGTTCCGGGGCGGGTGTTAGTGCTGATTTCGCATGGCTGCTATGCACGGGGCGCGGGGCTTACGTGCGCGCGCGAGCTATTCTTACGCGGGAGGGAATAGGTCCGAACCGGTCCTATCGGGTGCGGGATGCGGGGCGAGCGAGGACCGTAGGAATTCCTTTCGAGTATTGGGAAGGCCGAAAGAATTACGGCTAGCTATTGTGTCTACCGGAAACCCTCACATACTACATCTTGTGTGCCGCAAAATCCCCCAGCCGCCAGGTAGAAATTCCTGTCAAGGGGTTTTCCGCATCCGTAACATTCGCATCCCGGATCAGAACGAAACCGACTCGTTAGAAAAACATAACGATATGCCCCCGGCGCGTTCCGGCGTCAGCACGTTCCGGGCGGGCAAGGTATAACGCCTATTGTATACGGACCTGGAGCGGAACGTTCCCCAGCCGCAACGCCAGCGCCCCGTTACGAAAGCCCATCGTATACGGCATACTGTATTTTGTAGAGGGTAGGCCACAGGGAGGCTGGAAAATGTGGCCCGGTTGTGCGTTGTGTCAGCATACCCCTACCACAATCGCGCAATTTTTTAGACTTTGCCTTTATTTTGCCACAATCCCCTAGTCAGGCTCCTGCTCTCCTTCCTCAACAGCGACAACAGGCACAGCCACCCACCCAACAGGCGTCTTCACCTGAAGCTCATACCCCGTATAAACCCGCTCATCCTGCTCGTCCAGCCTATAATACTGAACCACCCTTAGCGGAATCGCCATCACATCCTCCTAAAGCTGGACTAACTATAGCGGGGCGCCACCCAGCCGTCAAGCACATAACTCATTTCGCATTCGTAACGTCCCCTACCCCCTCGCAAATATATCTTGAATGTGAGAGTGAGGTGTGATACATTTAAGTGATGGAAGAAACCCCTGCCGTAAAGCGAGATCGGCGCGCTTACTATCGAGAGTACCAGAGAAAACGCTATGCAGAGAGTCGGGCAAATGTTCCGGCTAAAAAATTGCCCAGCGAAAACAATACTGCCAATTTTTATACGCGAGAAGAAAAAGCTTGCTTCTTCAAAGCAAAGTTAGAGAGGGTAGCGGCAAATGCCAAACAGCGGCAAAAGGACTTTAATTTAAAACTGAAGGATTTGCAGTTACCAGACAAATGCCCTGTTCTGGGAATTACTCTGGATTATGGCTGGCCCGTCACTAACATAGAAGCTGTACCCAGCATTGACAGAGTTGATAACAACCTGGGTTACGTGCCAGGCAACGTTATAGTCATCTCAAATAGAGCCAATAAGCTAAAAAGCGATGCCACGAAAGAGGAGATTTTAAAGGCAGCGCAGTTTTGGCAAGGCTTTTTCAATGGCGAGCGAGAAGCTTTAGCTGCGTTGGGAGAACCCGCGCCGGGCTGTGTTGCGGCGGTAGTACGCTCGGAACGGCATGAAGCTAAAAAAGCGTATTGGCGCGAATATCAACGGAAACGCGCCGCGGCAAAAAAGCTGGGCCGCCCGTAAGGGCCCTGACAGTGAGGGCACGGTGAAGAGTTGGTGAGGGTCTAAATAGCTAAGTTACTGATTTTGCTGACAAAGTGAGCGGGAGAGAATGGTGAGCGACCACTTCTTCTTTAAGGAAAGAAGAAATATATAGAAAAGGTTCGGACGCGTCGTTCACTCGCTCACTTCCTCACCAAATCCAATGATATCAATGACTTAGCTGTCGCCGGAGAGGGGAGGGTTGCGCCAGGAAACTCTCTCCACTTCCTCACTCCGGCAGCTACTGGATTTTAGGTGTTCTTCTGGCAGGGTAGACTACATAGTATGTTATTTCTAGTGGGAATGCAACTGTGGTATTTTTGCCACACCCTCTGTTCCCGGCGGGTCCCTCGCGTAGCGCACTTGACAAATGGGGGTGGCTGCGCTATATTCCTCCTTGTCAGCCGCTTCGCTATTGCTGACGCACTTTAGTAGACTGTATTGCTTTGGTTGTGTGTTCGTGCAGGCATGTATAGCCGAAGGTGTGCGTGTCTGTGCAGAGGAGACTCTGCTTTGGGCGGGTCGCAGCCTAACTGACGGCGGGCCCGCCCACCTTTCTAATTTGGCCAACCCCTCTGCGCCGCAAGGAGTACGGGTTGGTTTTCTTCTGGGATGGTCCTACCACTGGGATACCAGCCCAACGCCGTCGCCCTCGCCTTTGTGGCATAGGCGGCGGCACCCTCGCTAGTATAGCTGGCGGGGTCAACGATCTGGATACGGTTGGGAATGCTCGGCCGTCGCGATGCCAGTACGTCGCGGACCTAAAGCGTGAGGGTCTGCCCCTTTCCTTGACAGACTGCCGGTGTGGCACTAGATTGGCTCTCCCATCAACGAGGAGAGCTATCGGTGGAAGTGACCTATTTGGGCCACTACGGGGACGACCTGACGGTTGTCAACGCGGCCCGCGTGTCGTTCGGTAAGCGGATCTCGGAGTTCCGTCCCGACAAGGACGCGCGTCTTCTGAACTATCTGGCTCGTCACAAGCACGAACTTCCGTTCGCCCACCCGCATGTGAGCTTCCACTTTAAGGCGCCGATCTTCGTGGCCCGGCAACTGGCCAAGCATCAGGTGGGCTTTGTGTGGAGCGAGATCAGTCGCCGCTACGTCAAGGATACGCCCGAACTGTACTGGCCGCACGAGTGGCGCATGGGCTCCGACGACATCAAGCAGGGCAGCACCAACGAAGCCTGGGTGGATCAGTACGGCATTACTGACCGGGTTGAGCTGGCAGCACGCTGTTTGGTATGGGACTATAAGCGCATGGTGCAGGAAGGCTGCTGCGCTGAACAGGCCCGCATGATCCTGCCTCAGAACATGTACACGGAGTGGCACTGGACTGGTTCCCTGTTGGGTTGGAGCCGGGTGTGGGGTTTGCGGGTCAAGCCGGACGCCCAGCGCGAAACCCGGGCTATTGTTTATAGGATTGGGCCTAAGATGGCGGAACTGTTTCCGTATTCGTGGAAGGCGCTGACCGATGGCTGAATCTATCGAGAACCTGCTTGCGCTCCTCCGCAAGAAGGGCTACACCCCCGAGGGCACGGCGTTCACGTTGAGGCTCCTAGCTGGCGAGCTAAGGGTCAATTCGAAGCGCCGGGCCGAACTTCTTAGTGCCGCTGAGGTTGTTTGTCCGGGGAGCAAGGACTAGCAATTTCGGCGCACCTTTGGTATAGTTAACGTCCTTCACCCCACTAGGAGCTATTATGCGCAATTCGCCTGAAATGCGTACGCCTTCTGCGCGTGCCGCAACTATCATTCGTCGTACCTATGCCCGGCCGCTGCCGGCTGGTGGTTTCGAGTCTTGGGAAGACATTGTGGGGCGAGTTGTTAGCCATCAGCGTTGGCTGTGGCAGCGTGCCCTCGGTGACAAGCCGCTGACCTCCGCACAGGAGAACGAACTGGAGGAACTGCGCGAAGTCCTGCTGAACCGCTCGGCTTCGGTCTCTGGTCGCACGCTGTGGCTGGGTGGCACGGCCGTCGCCAAGAAGCGCGAAGCCTCCATGTTCAACTGCGCCTTCACGAAGGTCGAGACCGTCCACGACGTCGTCGATGCCTTCTGGCTGCTGCTTCAGGGCTGCGGCGTGGGCTTCGAGCCTGTCGTTGGTACGCTGAACGGCTTCACGGCGCCTATGGAAATCGAACTTATTCGGAGCCAGCGTGACAAGCTGGAGCAGAAGAAGGGCCGCGAGACCAATGTCGAGACGTATACACAGGAACACGGCAAGAGTGTATGGACCATTGGTATTGGTGACAGCGCCGAAGCTTGGGCCAAGTCGGTGGGTAAGGTGCTGGCGGGCAAGCGGAAGGCTGATGTGCTTCGACTTGACTTCAGCCAGATTCGTCCGGCCGGCGAGCGCCTTGCCGGGTACGGCTGGATTTCGAGTGGCGACGAGACTTTTGCGCCGGCCCTGGAACGGATCGCGCAAATCCTTAATAAGCGCGCAGGACAATTGCTATCTCGTATCGACATCTTGGATGTCCTCAATCACCTCGGCACGACTCTCTCCTCACGTCGGTCGGCTGAGATCGCACTGGTACCTCATGGCGATCCAGAGTGGGTGGAGTTTGCTAAGGCAAAGAAGGACTTCTGGGTCCACAACAACTTCCACCGGCAGCAGTCCAACAACTCGGTGATGTTCAAGTCGCGCCCCACTCAGGCCGACATCACCCACCTGTTCGACTTGATGCAGGAAGCTGGCGGTTCTGAGCCGGGCTTCATCAACATGGTGGAAGGCAAGCGCCGTGCCCCGTGGATTTCGGGCGTGAATCCCTGCGCCGAGATCTTGCTGCCCAACAAGGGCTTTTGTAACCTTGTCGAAATTAATTTGAGCCACTTCAACGGCAAGAACATCCGTAAGCTGTGGCGTACCGTGCAGCTTCTGGCTCGCGCCAACTACCGCCAGACCTGCGTCAATCTGGTGGACGGCGTGCTTCAGCGGGCTTGGCACGAGAACAACGAGTTCCTGCGTCTGTGCGGCGTGGGCGTGACGGGCGTGGCCGAGTGGGATCGGGCCGACGATGCGCTGGCTTGGATGAACCTGCGGGATGCTGCACGTGGCGCGGCGTTCGAAATGGCTGACGAACTGGGCCTCCCCCGCCCCAAGGCGGTTACTACGGTCAAGCCGTCGGGCACCCTGTCCAAGATCATGGACACAACCGAAGGTGTGCATAAGCCGCTGGGCAAGTTCATCTTTAATAATGTCCGTTTCTCGAAGCATGATCCCTATGTCGAGAAGCTGATCGCCGCGAACTATCGCGTGTTTCAGGACCCGTCCAGCCCGGATGCCGTTCTGGTCACGTTCCCTGTCGCCTATGAGAACGTCAAGTTCGACGAAGTCGATGGCAAGTTCGTGAATCTGGAGCCGGCCGTCGCCCAGTTGGACCGCTACAAGCTGTTGATGGACAACTACGTGGACCATAATTGCTCGGTTACCATCAGCTACAGCCCGGAAGAGGCGGCTGCTTCGGCAGAGTGGCTGCATAAGAACTGGGATAACTACGTCGGCGTCAGCTTCCTGTACCGGACTGACCCCACCAAGACCGCCAAGGACCTCGGCTACCTTTATATGCCCCAAGAGGTTGTCACTGAAGAAACTTACAGGGCTTACGCAGGCACGTTGTTGCCTCTGGAAAGGGCGACTGGAGCCTCGGGGGCCGGTGAAACTGGCGAAGAAGACTTCGAAATCGACGCCGGTTCTGATTGTGCAAGCGGGGCGTGCCCCGTTCGCTAATGCCTTACAAGGATAAAGAGGTGGCGCGGGAGTATAGGAAGGTCTATTACTCCCGCCGCAGAAAAGAAGATACGGAGTATAGCCGTCAAATGCAGCAACGGTGGCGGGATAAGAACCCAAAGCGCTATATGTGGACTCGTGCCCGTATTCGCGCCCGAACAGAAGACATCCCGTTTTCTATTACCGAGGACGATTTTGATATTCCGGAGTATTGCCCGGTTTTTCCCAACCTCAAACTGGAGTTTTCCTGCGGCAGGGGGTCTAGGCCGGACAATATTCCAACTTTGGACAAGATTGTTCCGGCTCTTGGGTACGTCTCTGGTAATGTTGCAGTCATATCCATGCGGGCTAACCGTCTGAAAAGTGACGCAACCCTAGAAGAACTGCAAGCAATCTTGGACTGGGTACATGAACAAACCCGAAAATAAGGTAAGGAGCCCGTGTTGTGGAGAATGTAGTACTTTTGCTACCCCTGCTGGTTACTTTTGCTCTGGTTGCAGGCGTAGTCTTGAAGAAATTGCTGGCTGGCGATCCTACTCTGAAGAGCAAAAGGCAAATGTTCTCAGAGCAGTAGCCCGGCGTAGTCTAGACGCTTGACTTATGGGGGCCGGTAGGGTAGTATTCCTATCGGCCTTCAGCTTTTGGGACCTTTGGCATGCAGTTTACGGTGCAATACGACGACGGCGTCTGGATCTTCACGGTCGCATCCGACGATGACGAGCCCGACTACCTCGAAGAGTTTGAAATCACCAACATCGGTGACGCTGCGGCTGCTGCCAAGGACCTGATCGAGGAGATCATGGAGGCTGCCGAGGCCGGAGACGAAGGAGACGACGAAGCTGACCCGCTCGAAGGGTTCCTCGACGAACTAGAGGAGTAAGCTGCGCCGTGGCCGTCGACCGGGACTCAGCTATTCAGGACTTCCTAGAGGCTACCGACATCGACAGGCGGCTTCTGGAGGCCATCTCGCGCGTCCTAGCCAAGTCGCCCCGCGCCGTCCTGATCGCTTGGGAAGACGAGACGTCCTTCGGGCTGACGTCCATACCCTTCTCTAGGAGCCTGATCAAGGGCATGGTCGACACCGCATTCGATGCGGTCTTCGGCGACGACGAGGTGCCCGAGGCCGACCCTGATGAGTAACTACCTGATTCGAAAGGCTCGCTACATGTGGAACGGCTTGATTGTCCTGCCGATGTATGTTATACTCTTCCGCTAGACGGAGGCAGTATTAATGCCGTTTTATAAGATTTCGCAGCTAACGACGGCCACGTCCGCGTCGGCTGTGGATCAGTTCGAAATCAACAGGGGCGGCGCTTCTAGGAGCGTCCAGCTTTCGGTTCTGGCTACCTACATTCGTCAGTCGGCCGCCGAAATCCCTGTCTTCGTTTCGGTGAGCGGGGCTGCCCTCGTAGTCAACGGCCGCGTCGGCGTCAACACCAGCGCCCCGGCTGTGCAGTTCGCGGTCTCCGGCACCGACGCCATCCTGATCCCGGTTGGCACCTCTACTCAGCGCCCGACTGGCGTGGCTGGTTACTTGCGCTTCAACACGGACCGGGCGTCCTTCGAGGGCTACAACGGTACGACGTGGGGCGGCATTGGCGGCGGTGCGGCTGGCGGTGGAACTGATCAGATCTTTTGGAACAACGGTCAGACTGTCACCGCTGACTACAGCATTCCTGACGGATTCAACTCCGGCAGCTTCGGTCCCATCACGGTAGACAGCGGCATTACTGTCACTGTTCCTGCCAGTTCCACATGGACAATCGTCTGATGCCTCTCAAGCTTAATAGCTCTGGTGGCGGCTCCGTCACCCTCGACGTGCCCAGCACGGCCAGCAACTTCACCGCGACCATCCCGGCCAACACCGGCACTGTCGTCACCACGGGCAGCACGGGCGTCGTCACGCAGACGATGCTGGCAGGCAGCGTGGCGGGCAATGGGCCTGCGTTCAGTGCCAGAAGCGCAAGTGACCAAACAGTATCGAACAATACGGCCACAAAAATCACTCTCGCCACAGAGGACTTTGACACAGCGTCGTGTTTTTCTTCGTCTAGGTTTACGCCCAACGTTGCGGGGTACTATTCCATAAGTGGTGTCGCGGCGGGCAGAAGTTCTAGTACCTCTGCAGCCGCTCTTGTTGAAGTGGCAATCTATAAAAACGGGGTGGCGAGCGGCGTGCCCGGCTCCTATGTTTATATCCCCAACTCTCCGTATTTCGATCAAGCCGTGTCTCAGAATACGGTGTTGGTTTATTTGAACGGAACTACTGACTATGTAGAGATGTACGGGCGAGTTATTGTTGCTTCTGGAACTCCAACGCTGCTTAACGGCGCGTGCGTGTTCACCGGCTTCCTGGCGAGGGCTGCATGATGAGCCTCTACGACCGGATCATGGCGATCTACCCCACGCTGGTGACGCAGGACTTCCTGACCGTCATCCGCCTTCAGAACGACAGCGATGGCCGTGGCGACTACATCGCCGCTTGGAACCACCCGACGCTGCCTCGCCCCACGCAAGAGCAGCTTGACGCTGTGGAGGCCCGATAATGCCCCTGATCTTGAACGGCTCCACCGGCATCTCTGGCACGGACGGCTCTGCCGCGACGCCCGCCGTGCAGGGCACCGACACCAACACCGGGATGTTTTTTCCTGCGGCTGACACCATCGCCTTTGCCGAAGGCGGCACGGAGGTCATGCGGATCGACGCCAGCGGCAACGTCGGTATTGGCACGTCGTCGCCGGGCGCTCGCCTTGCTGTTGCTGGCTCAAATGCAGGCGGCACACTGTACGCTGCCGACCTGAACAACGCGCCGGATGTAGCAGGCAACGGCGTTGGTTTGCGGTTTCAGCAAAATGGAAACCTGACAAACTACATTCGTTCGCGGTTCACGACGGAGTGGGGCATCGATATCGGAGGCACATCCGATGTTGCGCGCGTCACGAATGGAGGACTTTTCCAGTTCAACTCCGGTTACGGCTCCGTCGCCACGGCTTTCGGCTGCCGGGCTTGGGTGAACTTCAACGGCCAGGGCACGGTGGCGATTAGGGCTAGCGGCAACGTGTCGAGCATCACAGATAACGGCACAGGCGATTACACGGTGAACTTCACCAACGCGATGCCGGATGTAAATTACAGCGTAACTCATTGGCTCACAAAAGACAACGAGCTTAACGATGCTGTTATTTTTCTAAGAACAACGCCTGCCAGCACATATGGAACATCAGGGTTTCGTTGCTATTCTAGTTTTCGGGATAGCGCCAGTTTTGGAAACTTTGACAGCCCCAGAATTACGCTTGCTGTCTTCCGCTGATAGGAGCCCAGAACCATGACCGATCAGCGCATCATCTACCCCACCGACGAAGGCGGCGTTGCCGTCATCATCCCGGCCTCCGAGTGGCTCGCTCAGGAAGGCAACACGCTGGAGGCCCTTGCCGCCAAGGACGTGCCAGAAGGCAAGCCCTGGAAGATCGTCAGCGTCGAGGACATCCCGACCGACCGCACCTTCCGTGGCGCATGGGAGTACGCCGAATGATCACGATCAACGTGAACAAGGCCAAGGCCATCGCGCACGACATGCGCCGCCAGATGCGCGCTGCTGAGTTCGCGCCGCACGACGAGGCCATCGCCAAGCGCCTGCCCGGCACGGTTGAGGCTGAGGCCGAAGCGGCTCGCGCTGCCATCCGGGCCAAGTACGCTGCGATGCAAACCGAGATCGACGCAGCGGCAACGCCTGACGAGATCAAGACCGCACTGGGGATGCCCGCATGAGTACCGTACAGGCAACCAACATCAAGTCCGCCGCCTCCGCGAGCAACAACATCGTCCTCGACGCGAGCGGCAACGCGACCTTCGCGGGCACTGCGGTGATGGCGAGCAGCTTCCTGCGGAACCGCATCATCAATGGTGGGATGGACATCTGGCAAAGGGGCACCAGTTTCTCGTCACCTAGCGGTGGCGCTTATCTTGCCGACCGTTATTTTACTTTTGGGACGGTGACTTCGTTTTCTCGCAGCACGGATGTGCCGACCGGCTTCCGCTATTCGGCGTCGATGGTTGGGACTGACGCCTCCGTATACCAAAAAATCGAAGACCTAAACTGCGATGGGCTTATCGGCGGGTCGGTAACCTTCAGCTTTTTTGCCCGCAGCACCAGCGGAACCGGCGCCCTAAATGTGACGCTAGTTTCCCCCACGGCAGCGAACAACTACTCCTCGTTCACCACAATATACAACGCGTCCGTTTCCGCGTCTCCGTCGGGAAGCTGGACGCGATATACCGTCACCGCCAGCGTCGATGCCAACATCGTGAATGGCTTGCAGTGCCAGATTGCTCGTTCTGGTGCTGGCACCACCCTCATCACTGGCCTCCAGCTCGAAGTTGGCTCCGTCGCAACGCCGTTTGAGCGTAGGCTGTACGGGCAGGAACTGGCGCTGTGCCAGAGGTATGCATGGGTCAGTAACTTACGCACCCTTGCGCCAGGAGGGATGCAATCAACAAACGCGGCTTTGGTCGAAACGGCTTTCCCCGTGACAATGCGGGCGACGCCAACCATTTCTGTATCTGGCTCTGTTACCGTAGATGATTATTTTTCGACCACCACCACTGGCCCGCTCTCCGGCGCAACGGCTGAAGTTTCCGGGGCTTCGTTTCTCATCAGCGGCCTTACCACTCTTAGCCCGCCGCGACCTATGCATATCGCCCCAGGCAATAACGCGGTATTTACCATTAGTGCGGAACTCTGAGCCATGTACACCAACGCCCAATACTACAACGACATGGCTGGCAACCCCGCTGGCATCCGCTGCGACATCAACGGCGTGACCAGCTTCGTGCCGCTCGATCCGCAGAATGTTGACTACCAGAACATCATGGCTCTGGTGGCGGCGGGCGAACTCACGATTGCTCCTGCGGAGTAGGCTAGCCTGAATGGCTGACCCGAAAAAGATCTCGCAGCTTACGACGGCGGGTCCGCTTACGGGCGTCGAGCTTCTGCCTATTGTGCAGAACAGCGGCACCCTCCAGACCACCGTCTCTGCTGTCGCCATCTTCGCCACCAGCACGCTCTCCTCGAATGTCGCGGCAGTCTCCTCACGCCTTGATGCCGTCTCTGCTGCGACTTCCGCCAACGCTGCCAACATCGCCACGGTCTCGGCCCTTGCCGTCACCAACGCCGCAGCTATCACCTCCATCAACAACACTGTCAACACCCTCTCGGGGCGCGTCGACGCTGTCTCTGCGGCCGTAGTCAGCACCAATGCGGTCGTCTCGGCGCTCTCTTCTGCGGTGGTGCAGGTCCAAGCCTCCATTTCCGCTATCAATTCGGCGCTCGCAGCCATCGACGTTTCGGCCCTCGTCGCCCTCGAATCCCGTGTCTCAACTCTCGAAATCCGCGTAGCCAACGTCTCGGCCTCCGTCAGCGCCCTGCAAGTCCAAGTCAATAACGTCTCGGCCGCCACCTCCGTCAATGCTGCCGCAATCACCTCCGTAAACAATGTCGTTTCCGCCTTAGAAATCCGCGTTAGCGCGGCCTCTGCTACCGGCGTCACTAACGCAGCAGCCATCACGTCCATCAACAATGTTGTCTCGGCCCTTGAAATCCGGGTCAGCAACGCGTCGGCAGCCATCGTATCGCTCGGCTCTGCCCTCACTTCTACCAACAATGTCGTCTCGGCTCTTGAAGTCCGCGTCAGCGCAGTTTCGGCTACCGGGGCTGCCAATGCGGCGGCAATCACCTCGATTAACAATGCGGTGTCCGCGCTTGAGATCCGGGTCAGTGCAGCTTCCGCTACCGGTGCCGCTAACTCGGCCGCCATCACCTCCGTCAACGCGGTTGTCTCGACCAAAGCCTTCCGCGATGGCGATCACCTTACCAACGTCCAGTACATCGACTTCAACACCACGACCAGCTATGCGCCTACACCGGGCCGTCTGACGTGGGACATCGGGGCGGGCACCCTCGATCTGGGCCTGACCGGCACCGTCAATCTGCTGATCGGCCAGCGTACCGTTGCCCAAATCTACAACAACAGTGGCGTCACCCTGCCCAAGGGCAAGGCCGTCCGCGTCACTGGCGCTCAAGGTCAGCGCCTCACGGGCGCCCTCGCCCAAGCCGACAGCGATGCCGACAGCCTGACCATCTTCGGCATCATGCTGGAGACGGTCTCCGTCAACAACTCCGGCTACGTCGCAACCGATGGTCTCATCAGGAATGTCAACACCCTCGGCTACACCGACGGCCAGATTGTATACTTGTCTCCGGTATCGGCTGGCGAACTGACGCCCACCAAGCCCGAAGCGCCGCAACACCTAGTCCAGATGGGCTACATCGTCAATGGTGGCTCTGGCGGTGCGGGCTCCATCTATGTCAAAGTCCAAAACGGCTACGAACTCGGCGAACTCCACGACGTCAAGACCTCCGCCAGCGCCTCCCTCGCCGACGGCGAAGTCCTTTCTTACAATGTCAGCGCCAAGGTCTGGACCAACTCCCCGGCCCTCATCAATGCGCAAGCCTCCATCTCCACACTCAACATCCAGCTTGCTGCCGTCTCGGCCATCACTTCCGTCAACACAGCAGCCATTACTTCAATCAACAACGTCGTCTCTGCCCTTGAGATTCGCGTTAGCGCCGCTTCCGCTACCGGTGTTGCCAATGCCGCTGCTATCACCTCTATCAACAACGTAGTCTCTGCTCTCGAAATCCGGGTCAGTGCCGCTTCCGCAACTGGTGCCACAAACTCTGCCGCTATTACCTCCATTAACAATGTGGTGTCGGCTCTCGAAATCCGCGTTAGCTCTGCTTCGGCTGCCGGTGTCACGAATGCAGCCGCGATCACCTCCATCAATAATGTGGTCTCTGCGCTCGAAATTCGAGTCAGCACCGTCTCTGCTGCGGTCTCCGTCAACACCGTAGCCATCAACGCAGTCTCGGCAGCGACTTCCCTCCGCGTCCTCCGCGCCGGCGACCGCATGACCGGTCAGCTTGCCGTTGCAGTCTCGGCCGACCAGATCGGCGTCAGCGTTGTCGGCGGCCTCGTCGTCACCAGCACTGTCAACTTCACTGGCTCCTCCGGCCTCCTCGTCCACTCCGGCACCACCGCTACGCGGCCCGGTTCGCCGACACCCGGCATCATCCGCTTCAACAGCGGGTCCAACACCTTCGAAGGCTACACCTCTGCGACGTGGGGTGCAATCGGTGGCGGCGGTGGAGCAACGGGTGGCGGTACCAACCAAGCCTTCTACCTTAATGACACGGTCGTCTCGGTATCCTACTCCATTCCGTCCGGCAAGAATGCTGGTACCTTTGGTCCTGTCACCATTGCTACGGGCGTGACCGTCGAGGTGCCTTCGGGGTCGACGTGGACTGTGGTGTAGTGAGGAAGGTGAGAATCTGCTTGCATTCCTTTTTCACCCCGGCTAGAGTGGGCTCCTAACCAAGGAGCAGCCATGAGCGACAAGATCAACCGCGTCCAACTCCTCAACGACGCGAAGCTTCACCTGACGCCGTGGACCACCGAAGACGGCCGCCTGTTCCTAGACTACACCGAAGCCGGCATCCGCCGCACCCTGTCCATCGCGCCCGCCGGCCACTGTGACTTCCGTGGTTGGTTCAGCGCCTTTTGCGTGGACACGGCCGGACACCTGCCCAACGGCGACCTGTCCAGTGCGGCCCAAACCTACTTCTCGCATTGGGTACGCTCCAAGGGCCAGAAGGTCAAGGACTACATCCGCGTCGGCGGCAAGCTCGGCGACCTCTATTTGGACATCGGCAACGACGCCAACGACGCATGGCACATCAGCGCCAACGGCATCACCAAGGTCCCGGGCGGCCCGACCCACATCCGCCTGCTTCGCGGCGCCGGCATGCTGCCCCTCGTCGAGCCCGACCTTTCCGTCCCAGCATCCGAGTTCCCGCGCCTTCTGAAGCAGTTCGTGGCCGCTGACGACGACACCCTCATGCTCCTTGTGGCATGGATTCTGGGCTGCCTGCGTCCCGAAGGTCCCTACCCCGTCCTCACCATTTCGGGCGAGCAGGGCTCCGGCAAGTCCACCATCCTGCGTTTGATGCGTCGCATCATCGACCCACACGCCCTCGACATGCGTACCCCGCCCGAAGACCAGCGCGACCTGCAAGCCATGGTCCGCAACTCCTTCGTTCTAGCCTTCGACAACGTGTCGCACATCACCAACAAGATGTCCGATGCCCTATGCGTCATCAGCACCGGCACCGGGGCGCAAGGCGGTCGAGCCCTATATACCAATGCCGAGGAGTCCGCTGTCCGCGTCTGCCGGCCCGTTGCCATGAACGGCATCCCTGACGTCGTTGAGAGGGGCGACCTTGTGGACCGTTCCATCCACGTTCACTTGCCCCGCATCGATCCCAAGTTCCGCCGGGACGACAGCGAGTTCTGGGACGCCTTCCACGCCAACCATGCCCAGTTGCTGGGCTCCCTCATGAATGCTGCGTTGATTGCTACACAGAACTATGGTAATGTGGTGCTGGCTGAAAAGCCCCGTATGTCTGCCTTTGCGGTGTGGGCCGTAGCTGCCGAACAGGCTTTCGGGTGGCCGGAGGGTCGCCTCATGGAAGTCTATAAGCGGAACCGGTCGGCCGCCGAGAGCCACATGCTGGAGTTCCACGGCATGGCCTCCGCTATGCTGCGTATGATGGAAAAGCAAAAGGAGTTCTCTGGAACCTATTCGGACCTGATCGGGCAACTGGAAATGAACATCGGCCCTCGCGAGAAGTTGCCGCAAACCTCCCACAGCTTTGCTGCGGAACTCCGGCGCATCCGTCCTGCCCTCGAACGTCACGGCCTTCGCTTCTATAGTGCCGGGCGTTCTAGCAGCGTGACGCAGAAGGGCCGGTCCCGCATTTCCATCGTCCGTGTCGACGAGGAGGATACAGCCGCACATGAGCAAAAAGAAGCCTGACGAGCCCTACGTTCCCGTAGTTTCGACCAAACCCAAGCCGGACCACCTTGTGCGAAAGGAGAAGGCGGATCGTGCGCGCAAACCCAACCGCCTTTCGCAAGGCATGCGGCAACGGCAGTACCGTCGCGAACTACGGGAACTCAACATCCACCAGCCCAAGCGAGCCGTCACCAAGCAGCACGTCGAGGCGATCCGTTCCATCAAGGACCAACTCCGCGAGACGTGGCACGCGCATTGGGACAAGGTGGAACGCTTCAAGAACCTGACCCCGAAGCAGGTGGAGTTCGCTCGTCAGTACGCCTTGAACGGCCGGACCAACAAGTGCGGTGCGGCCCGGCTCGCCGGCTATGACACCAACAACTACAACATCCTGCTGCGGATCGCCAACAAGAATTTGGCCCTTCCACACTTCCACGATCTAGTGACCGCATTCGAAATCGAGGAGAAAGCCCGCATGAAAATCAACATCGAAGACGTCGTCAAGTGGTTCAACGACATTGCCACGGCAGCCATGCAGACTGGCGACTTCACCAACGCCAACCGCGCCATGGAAAACCTAGCCAAGTACTTGGGCATGTTCGTGGACAAGAAGGAAATCACCCACCGCACCGTCCACTCCAAGGAGGAACTGGACACGCGGATCGGGGAACTGACTGCCATTCTGCGTGAAGCCGAGCCGGACCTTGAGCGCAAACTCCGCATCAACTAGTCAGGACGCTCTCCTCCAACTCAAGGCAGAGCTAGCAGAGGCCCTCCACCAGAAGGCCGTCATCGAGGCGCAAGACCGTTTCTACGTCTTCGTCAAACTGCTAGCTCACCTTATGTTGGACGGTAACGACTACCGCGACGGGCGCCACATCGAAGCCATTGCCGCTACCCTCGAAGACGTTGACGAGGGTTCCGTCGCCCGTCTCATGCTGGCCCTGCCGCCGGGCTCCATGAAGTCCGTCCTCCTCATGCTGTTCGCCGCGTGGTCCTTTGGCCGCAACCCCACTTGGCGCATCATGTGGATTTCGCACACCACCGACAAAGCGGTCGAATGTTCGGGCCGCATCCGCGACCTCGTCCGCTCCCCCGAATACCTCGAAATCTTCCCGGGCGTCCAGATCCGCGACGACATGTCCGGCGTCACTGGCTGGAAGCTGACCTCCGGCGGCTCCTTCCTCCCGGCAGGCGCAGGCAAGTCCATCGCCGGTTACCGCTTCAACTTGGGCATCCTCGACGACCCCCTCTCGGAACAGACCGCCAAGTCCGACACCGAGCGCGAACGCGTCAACAACTGGTACGGCCCCGGTTTCCGCTCCCGTAAACTGCCCGACTCCCGGATCATCCTCGTGAACACCCGCTGGCATGTCCGCGACCTCTCGGGCTTCCTCCTCGACAAGGCTGCCCGCAACGCCAAGGTCGATCAGTGGGAGGTCATATCCATTCCGGCCATTCTCGACAAACCCGCAGCCGACTACCTGATGCTGCCCGAGGGCACGTCCTACTGGCCCGAATACATCACCATGAACGACCTGACGGCCACCCGCGAGAGCCTTGCCCGCTCTGACTGGGGCGCCCTGTACATGCAGACCCCGGTCGGGGACGACGGCAACGTCTTCACAAAGGACGACTTTCAGGACTGGGACGAAGAAGAACCCCCCGAGTGCGACGAGATCATCCAGACCCTCGATACGGCCTTCAGCACCAAGGCCACGGCTGACTACTCCGTCATCCAGACTTGGGGCATCTTCCACCTTTCCTACACGGACGACCAAGGCTACGAATATCAGGAGCCCAACGCCATCCTCCTGAACCAGGTGAGGGGCCGGTGGACATTCCCCCAACTCCGCACCATTGCCAAAGAGCAGCATGACCTGTTCAGGCCGGACAAGATGGTAATCGAAAACAAGGCTTCCGGCCAGTCCCTCATACAGGACTTGAAGCTTAACAAGCTGCCGGTATTGCCTTTCCAGCCTGATCGTGATAAGCTAGCCCGCGCTCATGCAGTTACAGGCATTATCGAGCGGCAGCGCGTTTGGATACCTCTCAAGAAGAAGTACGCCGCCGAACTGCTGCAAGAGGCTTTGGAATTCCCCAGGGGCGCCCATGACGACTCGGTCGACGCCATGGTCATGGCGCTCCTCTACTTGCGTCGTCGTTATGAACTGACCCAAGAGACCGTCAGCAAGCCCGACCGCGCCAGCCGGCGCAAGCCCTTCCGTAGCTACTGGAGCCAAGTGACCAATGTCCGATAACCCGATCCTCGCCGACGACAACCCTGAACTCGAATTCGAGTTCTCGGAGGAAACCCTCATTGTCATTCCCGACGAGGAAGTAATCGAGGTCGACATGTCCTTCGGGGCCAACCTTGTCCCTATGCTGGATCAGGCCATCGTCGACGACATCGGCTCCCAGCGTCAGGACGTCCATACCTCCTTCAAGAACTCCCGTCAACAGTGGGAAGAAAAGATCAAGAAGGGCATCCAGTGGCTTGGCCTGAACACTGAGGGCGAGGGCAACACCGACGTTGACGGGGCCTGCACTGCGGTCCACCCCCTCCTCATCGAGAACGTGGTCAAGTTCCAAGCCAAGGCCATCCAAGAACTCTGGCCCGCCCGAGGTCCCGTCCGTACCCGCATTCTGGGCTACACCGATCCGACCCGCGAACAGGCTGCTGCCCGCGTCAAGTCCTACATGAACCACCAGCTTGTGGATCAGGTGGCCGGCTTCTACTCTGATCTGGAGCGCAACCTGTTCCGCGTTGGCTTCATGGGCGTCGGCATCCGCAAGGCTGGCTGGAACGCCACCACTGGCACGCCTGACCCGGCCGTTGTTTACGCCGAAAACTTCTATATCGATCCGGCCGCAACCCACCTCAAGGACGCCGAAGAGTACATCGAGGTGATGGAACTCTCGCCCCGCAAGATGAAGAACCTCGTGGACAGCGGGACCTTCATCAAGCCGGACGAGAACGACTCCGAAGAAACCCTTGAGCCCAACGAGATCACCGAGGCCATCGCCCGCGCCCAAGGCTTCGATTTGTCGCTGGAGCGCAAGGGCTTCACGGTCGGCGAGGCCCACTGCTACCTCGATCTCGAAGGTGCCGATCCCTTCCTGCCCGAGGGCGGCTCTGCTCCCTACATCGTTCACTTCAACACGAAGACGGGCAACGTCTACTCCATCAAGCGCAACTGGCGTGAAGGCGATGCCGCCCTTCAGAAGCGCATCTGGTACACGGTCGACCACTGCATCCCGGCCTTCGGCTTCTGGTCCCTTGGCTATGTCCACCTGATCGGCGACCTCGCCGCTTCCGCCACCGTCTCGCTCCGGGCCCTCGTCGACGCAGGCCAATTCGCCAACTGGCAGGCCGGCTTCAAGTCGCAGGACGCCAAGTTCTCCGACTCCGACACCCCTCTCGGCTTTGGCGAATGGCGCGACGTGAACTTGTCGCCCGACGAACTGTCGAAGGCGTTCGTGCCGCTGCCGGCCAAGGAACCCTCCCAGACCCTGTTCTCGCTGCTGAAGTTCATGGTGGACAGCGGCCAGAAGTTCGCCGATGCTGCCGACGAGGTGGTGGCTGGCGCCTCCAACTATGGCCCGGTGGCTACGACGCTGGCTCTCCTTGAGACGTCGCAACGCTTCTACTCCTCGATCCACAAGCGCCTCCACCAGTCGCAGGGCGAGTTCCTGAAGCTGATCGGGGAACTGAACTTCGAGAACCTGCCGGACGTTGTGAATTTTGTCGTCAACTCCGAGAACCAGTTCGTTCAGCGCACGGACTTCGACCCGTCCATCGTCGACGTGCTGCCGGCCTCTGACCCCAACGCCATGACGGAGTCGCAGCGCGTCGCCCGAGCCCAAGTCGAGTTGGAGATGGCGGCTCGCTTCCCGCAACTCCACGACATGAACGAGGCGCTGCGCCGCTTTTACTATGCGATGGGCACCGAGAACATCGATAAGCTGCTGATCGACCCGGCTGCCAAGGCCATCAGTGCGGACCCGCTGACCGAAATCCAAGCAGCTATGACGGGCAAGCCCATCAAGGCACAACTGGGCCAGAACCACGTCGCCCACATTGCGGTGAAGGAAGCCTTCATCAAGTCGCCTCAGATGCAGGGCACCAACGACCCTACTATCGCCGTTGGCCTCCAGCTTCTGAACTCGAACATCGCCGAACACAAGGTGCTGATGTTCGTGGCGCAGGCGGCGCTTCTGGCCCAGCAGATGGGCATGCCCATCCAAGACGAGAACGTGCAGGCCCAGATCGCTACCCAGCTTCTGATGATCTCGGCCCAGTCGGGCATGGGCGGCGCTGGCCCCACTGTGGAGCAGCAGATGGTCGAACTGAACAAGCAGGAGCTTGCTCTGTCGGCTGCCCGTATCCAGTCGCAGGATGTTCGCGAGGCTGCCCAGATCGCCCTCAAGAACCGCGAACTGGATCTGAAGGAAGCCTCCATGCTGCTCGACTCGGAGGACAAGAAGAAAAAGAACCAGATCGCAGCTTCTGGAAAAATACTTGATAGTTCAGCCAAACTAGCGGATCTTCAAGCTGCAACCCTAGCACAGAGGGCTAACCAAGGGGCTGTATGAGACTACTATCAGAGTACGCAGCAGAAGTCCAGAAACGTATTGACCGGGAAAAGGATGCCTTAGCCCGGGGTGCCGCCAAGTCCTACGACGAATATGCGAAGGCTTGCGGCACCATACACGGCCTAGGTCTTGCCGTGACTATCCTCAAAGACCTCTTCGAGCAAACTCCTGTGGAAGAAAGGGACTGATGATTACCGCTCGTGCGCCCATGGATGGGGCGATTACCAACGACCAGTGGGTCTCCCAGGAAGAAATTCCTGATCCGAGCCCGCTGCCTAGGATTCCCGGCGTGGGGATTCTTGTCCGGCCCGTGCCCATTCGGCGCAAAACCGCTGGCGGAATCCTGCTTCCCGACACGTTCCGAGAAGACCGGGAATACCTCAACACGGTAGGCCGCGTTCTCGCCCTTGGCGAACTGGCATTCGTGGACGAAGACATCTACCGGAAGGGCCCTTGGGTCAAGCCCGGTGACTACATCGTCTACGCCAAGTTCGCCGGCCAGAAAATCTGGTGGAAGGGCGTGAAGCTCCTCCTGATCAAGGCGTCCTCCATCGAACTCGTGGTCGACAAGCCCGAGTACCTCGACGCCAATTTCAAGGAATAAACTCCCATGAGTGAAGGTGGTTACAAGGAACTTGACCTGGACAACCCGGGCAAGGCTTCCGACTCCGATGCCGCTTCTGATATCGAGATCGTTCACGAGGGCCTCGAAGCGCCTGAGACCGAGATCGTAGAAGAGCCCGTCGTTCCCGTCAAGGCCAAGGCTTCCGAGCCCGAACCAGAAGACGAAGAAGACGATGCCACGGTCGAAGCCCCCTCTGGTGAACGCTCTAAGAAGCTGACCCGGAGCCAGCGGCTCAAGGCCCAACGGGACGCTTATGCCAAACAACTGGCCGAAGCGCAAGAGCGTTTGGCCCAAGCCGAGCAGCGTGCCAAGAAGTTCGAACAGGACGCCAATGACGGCGCCGCTATCGGCTTCGATCTGTACGCCAAGAGCCTCGACGCTTCCATCCAAGCCCTGCGCCGCGACTTCGACGCAGCTTTCGACTCCGGTGACCGCGAGAAGATCTTCGAGGTTCAGCAGAAGATGGCGACCCTCGCTGCCGAAAAGCAGCAGATCGAGCGGGACCGGCGCGCCATCCCTACGAAGCCGACTCAGCAATCTGGGTCGGACACCCCGCAGCAGACCGCGCCTAGCCAGCCGGCCCGCAAGGCTCCCTCCCCGGCTGCCGTCGAGTGGTATGAGCGCAACAAGACGTGGTTCAACAAGGACCCCATCCTGACTGCCGGCGCCCGGATCATCGACCAGCAGATGGTTGCGGACGGCTTTGCGCCTGACGACCCGGACTACTTCGAGGAACTGGACAAGCGCCTCAAGACCGAGTTCCCGGCCAAGCTGGGCGTCAAGCCGGCTCGCCAGCCCGCCACTAACCCGACCATCCAGAACCGGTCGGCTCCCACCGCTACCCCGGGCAAAATCCGGGTCACCATTACCCAAGCTGACCGCGACATGGCCAATCATCTTGGCATCAGCGTCGAGGACTACGCACGTGAAAAGGCCCGTGCCGAGCGTGCTGCCCAGACCACCAGCCAGTATACGGAGATTCTGTAATGCCTGCCAAGCGCAACCTCGCCGGCAACGCCGTTGACGAGCCTCTTGAAAATTCCTTGGAATCAGAGTATAATCCTCCTAATGCGCTAGAAATCCCTCCCATGCCTGACGACGACCAGTACGCTTATCGCTGGGTTCGGTTTAGGAATGGGGATCAGGACGACTTCAGCAACATTTCGCAGCGCATGCGAGAAGGGTGGGCATTCGTCCCGCTGGAAGAAGTTCCGGCCGGTTACGTTTTCCCCGGGCTCGAAAGTAAGATTTCCGCACTGGCGGGCGCTGCCATCAACGGCGACCTTGTTCTTGCGAAGCTGCCTCGACGTAAGGCGGAAGCCATCCAGAAGTGGGCCGAAGACCGGTCCATTCAAGCGGAGCAGGCTTTCGATATGAAGACGGTGAGCTACGACGACAGTACAGGCCGGCAGCAGCGGTTTGCCAACGAAAGTACCAAACGCTTTTCCCGGGGGCGACGTCCCTCATTCGGATAACAAACAAAGGAGGATAAGGTGCCCGTTTCTTTCGCACCGTTCGGTCTCCGCGCCATTGCTGCCCTCGGCACGCATGGCAACGAGGTCCGCGCTTATCCGCTTCCCAACGGCGCTAACTGCCCGGACCTCGGCAAGGGTTCTCCGGTCAAGCTGTCGGGTGGCGTCATTACTTCGGCTGGTGCTAGCGGCGATGGTCCGCTGCTCGGCGTTGCTACCGGTTTTGCTTGGGTCGATCCGACCACGAAGCAGCCGCAGCTTCGCAACTCGATCCCCGCCGACACGTCTTCGGCTGGCCTGTTCGACGGTTCCGACCGCCCGACGGCCTACGTCGTGGACAACCCCTTCGCTCTGTTCCTGATCCAGGCGAATGCCTCGGTGACGGCCGGCGATCTGGGTCTCAACTTCAACGTGACGGCTGCTGGTGGCGACGTGGATTCCGTGTACGGGACCTCGCGTTACGCGCTTCAGGCGTCTTCCCGCACCTCTGCCGTCAACACGGCGGTGAAGCTTGTGGGTCTGGCCAACATTCCTGACAACGCTTGGGGCGATCCG